GAAGCCCCCCGCTCTCCCCTACTCGGCCTTCGCCGTCTCGACCTCGGCCAGCTTCGACGCGAGGGCGGCGACATCGTGCCACCGGCGGTCGCTCACGGCCTTGCGGAGCGTCGCGACAAGGGCCTTGACCGTGGCCGCCTCGGGCGACTTCCGCGAGTTCTTGACTTCCGCCTTGGCCGCTTCCGCGACCGTCTCCGCTCCCGCCTTGGCCGCCTCGGTCGCCGCCCTGCGCGCCTCCGCCGCCTTACGCTTGCGGATGCTGTCCGGCGACTGGGACTCGAGGAACTTGACGCGTCCCATGTGCTGCATGGCCCGGTCCCACCGGGCCTTGGTGGTGTCTGCCGTCAAGCCCGAGCCCGCTGCGACGTTCCAGAACAGGGCCTTAACCGCCTTTTTGACTTCGTAGGGGATGCAGTAGAGCGTCAGGTTTCCGACCGTCTCGGTGGACTCGCGTTCCATGGCGCGCGTGACCGTGATGAAGAGCTCCTCCAGCTTGGCAACCGTGGTTTGAATCATGCTCTCTGCCTCCCCGATGCCCCGGATGGCGTCCTCGCACGCCGTGCGTCCCGTGTTGCCCGTGTTGAGTACCGTCTCGTTCACTACGTTCATGTCGAGTGTGCTGTTCATGATTTGCTCCTGTTGTGTAGTAGGCTGAATCCCACTCACAATTACAGTCTAGCACACTTGTTGGCAAAAGTCAACAAAAATCTTCATTTAGCCTAGAAACTGGGACAAAACCGCCCGGATTTTGCTGCCGATGCCGCATTTTCCGGCCCTTTTGCGCCCACACACACGCCCACATGCGCCCACCCACACGCACACGCGCCCCTGCGCCCCCGCGCCCCACTGCCCCACCGGGGGGTACATCCTGCCCCCCGGGTGCGCGCGCTGGTCGAAAGAAAGATCGCAAAATTTTCCGGCCCCCCAGAAATTTTTGGCCCCCTCCCGCGCACCAGACCCCCATTTTTAGCCCCTGCGGAGCCCCAGGAGCCCCGATCATCCTATCCCCAGGGCTCAGGGGGCGGGCGGCTGGGGAACGCCGCCCCTATACGTCCCGAATGCGCCCCACGCAGCAGGGCCACGTGGACCAAAACAGGTGGTTCAAACCCCTATACCTATAAGGGGTCCTGAACCACCTCCCAGAAACCACTCCTAAGTGCTTGATTTGCAACAACTTAGCGCGATTCTGCCCCATGAACCAGTTCAGCATTAATGAACTACAGCCAAAAATGCCTAAGTGCTTGATTTCCAATGACTTGCGGGCATTTTTCCCTTGGTTCACGTGACTGAACCACCCTGAACCACCCAGAATTTCCGATTTTTTTGGCATTTTTAGCAAAAATATGGTATAATGCAGGCATGTTTGGGTGGAATCCTCTCCGGGACGAGGTTGGCTCCTCCCTCCTCCTCCAACCGGCCCGGCCCGGGTTGCAGGATTCCACCCCCCTCGCCCTATGAAATTGTATAACAAGCAGCACCAGAAGGCCCGGGCGTTTAAGATGCTCGAAGCCAAGATCATGGAGGGCAAAACGCACGACGAAATTGCCCAAGACTTTGGCGTGGCAAAGTCTACTGTCGCCAAAGCCATGTCCCTGGCCAAAAAGGGCGACCTCCTCATTAGTTTTGAGGACAAGCTGCACCAGGAACTGCTCCCCCTTGCGCATGACGCGCTAGTCAGTGCCCTGACGGAAGGCAACGCCAAGGTTGCTCTGGAAATTTTTAAGGGCACCAACATCTTGAAGAAGACGCCGGTCGTCACAAAGACCCAGCAGCAGGACGCCGACGACCTTTCGGCCTACATTTTCGCCAAACGGACCCAAGCCCTTCTGGAGGAGACCAGCATTGACGTCACGCCCGCCCTCACGACAGCAGACCCGGCACCAGATGCGCCAGGAAATTATGCGCCTGTTGGACCCGCAGAAAGCGCCGAGGCGCCTCCGCCGGATGGCGGCCCGAGCCGGGCATCTCTACACGGCGTGGATGAAGACCCCTCCGCCGCCCGCCCCGCCTGAGGCCGCCCATGTTTGACCGCTACACCGACGCCTTCATGAACGGCCACTTCCAGCTGCCGCTGGACATCGCCCAGCAGCCCGACGGCACCTACGTCGCCACCTACGAGCGCCCGGACGGCCAGACCATCCGCGCCACGGCGGACGACGTCGCCGAAGCCAACCGGCGCTGCATGGACGCCATTCGGGAGTCGGTGCTGGACGGCACGCTCCAGCTGGGCCGCTAACCCCCGATGCCGCCGAAGAAGGTCCAGGTCGCCGAGAAGGTCGAGGCCACCAGCGAGGTCCTGCCCTATCTGCCCTTTGCGGAGGTCATTGCCGACCCCCAGCTCATGGGCGGCCTCTGGAAGAAGCACCTCTCCCTGCCCCAGCAGGTGGCCCTGAAAGCCTTCTACGGCCTGCCCCTCGACGGGCGCGAACTGGACATCTGGGCCATCTTCAACGACCAGGTGACCTACGACGAGCTGGGCTACCCCCTGAGCACCCAGCCCCTGCCCTACACCCCCCGCGAATACGACCAGCTCGTGGGCATCCTGGGGCGGCGCTCGGGCAAGTCGTCGGCCATCACCGCCTTCGCGGCCCTCTACGAAATTCTCTTTGGCGGCCACCTTGCGTATGTCAAGCCGGGCCAAGATGTCGTGGTGCCCTATATCGCCCAGGACCTGGCCACCGCCAAAGCCAACATGATCTTTATCGCCCTGATGGCCAACGACGCGCCCCTGCTGCGCAAGCAAATTCTGACCGCCAGCCGGGACCGCATCGACTTTAAGAACGGCATCGTCGTCACGCCTGAGCCCCCGGCCATCAAGACGGGCCGCGGCATCGCCGTCCCGCTGGTCATCATGGACGAAGTGGGCTTCTGGTATCGGACCGCCGAGGCCGCCAACCCGGACTACGAAGTCCAGCGCGCCGTCTCGTTCGCCCAGTCCCAGTTCCCCCGGGCCAAACAGTTCATCATCTCCACGCCCTACACCGAAGAGGGCCTCCTTTACGAATACTGGAAGGCCGGGACCGCCGGGCGCCACATCGACCCCGAGGACCGCCTCGAATACGAGGACGCCCTGGTCATCCAGAGCTCCACCGCGGCCATGGAGAACCCGGTCATCACCCGGAAGAAACTCCAGAAGCTCAAGAACCAGGACCCGGACGCCTTTATCCGCGAATCCCTGTGCCGCTTCGTCTCGGCTATCAGCGGTTTCTTTGCCGTCGAGCTGGTCGAGCGGGCCACCAAGGGGCACGGCAAGGGCCGGACCCGCAGCCAGAACGAGGCCCAGGGCCTGCGCCCCCTTTACGTCGCGGCCATGGACCCGGCCTTTCGGCACGACAGCTTTGCCTTCGCCATCTTCCACATGGACCCGGACGGCACCGTCGTCCAGGACATCCTCAAGACGTGGACGCCCGACAGCAAGCGGGGCGAGCGACTGGACCCGGCCACCATTATCGACGAAATCGCCCACCTCACCAAGGAGTGGGGCATCTCGGTCGTCTACAGCGACCAATACCAGCTGGAAGCCCTCCAACAACTGGCCCTCCAGCACAACTTCGCCATCATCGGCAACGACTTCACGGGCAAATCCAAAGCCAAGATGTATGGCTCCCTGCTGCACCTGATGCGCACGGCCAAGCTCAAGCTGCTGGACCTGCCCGTCATCTACCAGCAGCTGACCCAGCTCCAGAAGAAGATGAACGCGCTGGGCAACGTGCAAATCGCTGCCCCCACCGGGCGCCACGACGACGTGGCCTCCGTCATCGCCCTGGGCACCAGCGTCGCCCCGCTCCACATGCCCACGATGGAGCGGCCCAAGAAAGTCCCCACCCTCTTCGAGGAAGGTCTCGCATGTCTGAAACGCAAGAACGCGGCAGCCACGGAAGCCTGGGTCTAGCCGCCCCGGCGCCCCGGAAGCGGGGCCGCCCCCGCAAGCATCCGGTCCCCGCGCCCATCCAGACCACGCCCACCGTGGCCGAGGCCTCGGAGCTGATGGAGCTGGTGCGCCTCATGGTCAAGCAGCAGGCCACGGTCCTCGAACAGATGACCGCCGCGCAGATGGCCACCACCGACCTCATGAAGACGTGGATGCAGATGTTTACGCCCAGCGCCCAGCCCCTGCCCTCGTCGAGCGCCGACGAGCGGGCGCTGCGGGCCGCCGAGAAGCAGCTGGAGGAGTGGGACCCCCTCGACCAATATCTGGACCCCCGTGACGTCCTGAAAGGATTGATGTAATGGCCATCGACTCCGGCACCCCCGTCTCCTTTGACGGCGACGCGACCAACCCGCCCAACCCGGCCAACGAGCCCAACCTGCCCACGGGCGAGCGCACCTTCAGCCCCGACGCCGTGGTGGCCGAGGTCTACCACAAATACGACGTGCGGCGCCAGATGCGGCGGCCCTACGAAATCCAGTGGTATCTGAACGCCTCTGCGCTGCGGGGCTTCCCCGACGTGCGCTGGAACGCCGAGTTCAACCGCATTGAAATCAAGCGCGAACCCGCCCACCGCAAGCGCTTCCGCATCAACCACATCAAGCCCAAGTATGTGGCCCGCGTCGCCAAATACACCAAGACGCCGCCCTCCCCCCTCGTCGTCCCCGCCACCTCGGACCGCGAAGACGTCTTCAACGCCCGGGCCTCCCAGAAGGCCCTCGAATACGTCACCCGGCGGGGCGACCTGCGCAAGAAGTGGATGCAGGTCATGCAGTGGATTCCCGTCACGGGCAAGGCCTTCTGGTGGCTGCGCTACGACGCCGACAAGATTGGCTATGCCCCCGTCGAACTGGACGGGCGGCGCGAGCCCATCATGGGCGACATCGAAATTGACTACGGCTCGGCCTTCGAGTTCCTGCCCGCCGACCCGGGCATCGAATTCCTGGCCGACCAGCCTGAAATCATGCGCGTCCGCATGATGCAGACCCAGGACATCGAGGAACGCTTTGGCCTGGAGAAGGGCACCATCGCGCCCGAAAGCTCGGACGCCGACCTCTTCTTCTACCAGCGCCAAATCGCCGACCTGGGCACGCGCCAGATGGGCATGGCCTCCCGCGCCGTCACGGCCATGGGCGACGACATCAAGGACGGGCGCGGCTACGCCCTCATGATTGAGTGCTTCACCAAGCCCTGCGCCGCCTACCCCAATGGGCGCTACGTCATCTGCGCGGGCCAGAAGCTCCTCAAGCACGAAGAGGAACTGCCGGGCAACTTCCAGCACGTCCACCGCAACCCCTACCCCTGCGTCGAATACTGCGATGATGCGGCCCCCGGCCAGTTCTGGCCCGACGCCTTCATCGAGCGCATGGTGGGCCTCCAGTCCGAATACAACGAATACCGCTCCAAGATGGGCGAAAACCTGGCCATGCACTTCTTCCCCAAGCTGGTGGTGGCCAAGCAGCTCAACCTCGCCGAGGATGCCTACACCTCCGAGGCGGGCGAGCGCCTGAACGTCAACTTCGTGCCGGGCATCCCCATGCCCCAGTTCCTCCAGCCCAGCAGCGTCATCGGCGATGCCTGGAACGTCCTGAACACCATCCGCAAGGAAATGGACGACATCACCATGATCTACCCCTCCTCCCTCGGGGGCGCGGGGGGTGCCTCGTCCGGCTTCCAGACCAACCTCCTCCAGGAGGCCGCCGACCAGGTCCATGGGCCCGCCATCCAGCGTAACGCCCTGGGCCTCGAAGAAGCCTACCTGAAAATTCGGCACCTGATGAAGCTCTACTATACGGTGCCGCGCCTCATCTCCATCGCGGGCCGGAACAACCTGCCCGAGGTCTACGAGTTCAGCCAGTCCAACATCGACGACCAGGCCGACATCAAGATTGAGCCCGACCAGATGATGCCCATGCTCCGCTCGGCCCGCGTGGACATGATTCGGGGGATGGCCGCCGATGGGCTCTTCGGCGACCGCAACGACCCGAACGTGCGCCGCCGCCTGCTCGACATGATTCGCATGGGCTACCCGGACTTCGAGATTGACCGGGAGCAGCGCGACCAGGAGCAGGCCCAGCTGGAAAACATCCAGATGACGCGCCAGCAGCCCCTCCAGAAGCCCCAGCCGTGGGAGGACCACCGCGTCCACTGGGAGGCCCATACCGACCTCTTCAAGTCGCCCGAGGCCATGGACTGGCCCCAGGACGTCACGACCGCCTACGCCTGGCACGCCATCATCCACCTCAGCTACATGAACCCGGATGATGCCCTTAAGATGGCCGGGGAGTTCGGGCTGCGCGAGCAGCTCCAGGCCCTGCTGGACCTCCAGCAGCCGCCCCCGCCCCCGCCCCCGCCGGAACCGCCGCCACCCCCACCCGCGCCGCCTCAGCCCATCAATATCAACGCGGGCATCAAGATGCCGGTGGGCTACACGATTAACCGCAATCCCGAGACGGGCCTGATCGAAGGGCTCGTGCCGCAACTGGCCCCCACGCCGGGCGCCCTTCCCCAGGAGTAACCCATGGCCGTCAATCCGAAGCGTTCCAATGCCGCCGTCACTGCCGCCGCCGATGCGGTCTGTGACCTCCTCGACAACGGCTATCTCCGCATTTACAACGGCAGCCAGCCTGCGAACGCGGACACCGCCGTGACGACCCAGACCCTCCTGGCCGAGCTGCGCTGGAACGCCACGGCCTTTGGGGCCGCCTCGAATGGCGTGGCAGTCGCCAACAGCATCACGTCAGACGCCAGTGCGGATGCCACCGGCACCGCCACCTGGTTCCGCGCCCTCAAATCTGATGGCACGACCGCTGTCTTCGACGGGTCCGTGGGCACCGCCAGCGCCGACCTCATCCTGAATTCGACAGGCATCACGGCAGGGGCGAACGTCGCGGTGACCGCCTTCACCTACAACGAGAACAAGGGCTAACCGATCATGGCAGTGTGGCCGACCATTACGGACGGCGTCACCCGGCTGGGCAATGCCCTCTTCACCAGCATCAAAGCGTATATTGATGATCTGGTGGGTGGGCAGGGCCTTCCCGTGGGGGGCGCCACCAACGACCTCCTCACCAAGACCAGCGCCACCAACTATGCGGTGGCGTGGACTGACGCGCCGACGGTAGACAGTGTCACGCTCGACACGGCGGCTGCGGAGGCCACCGGCATCGCCAAAATCTTCTGGGACGCCACCGAAGGCACCGTGGCCTTTGGCATGGCGGGCGGCGTGGTCACCCAGGAGGTGGGCCGCAATGCCTTTGTCCGTGCGAAGAACGTCACCGCCAGCCAGATCAACCGGGGCCAAATCGTCTACCTGACCGGCGCGCAGGGCGACCGCCCCACCATTGAACTGGCCGATGCGACCGACGAATCGACCAGCGCGGACACCATTGGCGTCGCCGCCGAAGACATCGCCGTCAGCGCCGAAGGGGAAATCTGTATCAGCGGCATTCTCGCCAACGTCAACACCTACGGCCTGACCGCCGGGGTGATGACCTACCTGTCCGAAACCCCCGGCACGTGGACCCAGACCCGTCCGACCCAGCCCGCGCACGGCGTCCGTCTCGGCATTCCCCTCAAGATCAGCAACTCGCCGAGCGGTAACAGCGGCGTCTTCTTCGTCCAAATCAACAACGGCTACGAATTTGAGGAACTGCACGACGTCCTTATTACCGCCGCCGCGGCTGGCGACATCATCAAGCGGAACGCAGGCAACACCCTCTGGGTGAACACCGCCCCCGCTGCCCTCACCAAGACCGACGACACCAACGTCACCCTCACCCTCGGGGGTAGCCCCACCACGGCCCTCGTCAACGCCGCCAGCATCACCGCCGGGTGGACGGGCACCCTCGCCGCCAATCGCCTCAACGCCAACGTCGTCCAGGCCATCACGAACGACACGAATGTCACCGGCAGCATCAGCACCCAGACCCTCACCCTCGGGTGGACCGGCCAGCTGGCCGTCAGTCGCGGCGGTACAGGGGCGGCCACGCTGACGGGCTACGTCAAGGGCACAGGCACAGCGGCCCTGACGGCGTCCAGCACCATTCCCAACACCGACATCACAGGCCTGGGCACGCTCTCCACCCAGAACGCCAGCAGCGTCAGCATCACTGGGGGGTCCATTACGGGCATTACCGACCTTGCGGTCGCCGACGGCGGCACGGGCGCCTCGACCTTGACCGGGTATGTCTACGGGAATGGCACGAGTGCCATGACGGCCTCCACCACCATTCCCGGCAGTGCCATCTCCGGGAGCATCTCGGGGCAGGCCGGGAGCGCCCTCTGGGGCTAAGCGATGAGCATTACTGGCACAGGTGATATCGGGACCACATGGCGGTCCATTGCCGATATCGGCTTGGCGCAGGAAACCAAGGCCGAGAATGACGGCTTTGGGCTCCCCACCTTTACCGCCAGCGGCTATTGGGGCACGGTTGGCACCGGCAGCCTCACAACCGCCGCCGCCTCGTTCAGCGCCACAGGAGCCCTCACGTTCACGGGCACGGGCACGTTCACGAGTGCCGCCGCGTCCCTGAGCGGCACCGGCGCCATTGTCCAGGCCATTACGGGCACGGGCAGTCTGACCACGGCCCGCGCCACCTTCCAAGGCCGCTCGGAGCGCATCACCCTGGCTGCGGGCCATGACCGCGCCCAGACCAAGCGCTACGAAGAGTTTGTCCGCATGGGCGAGGTCATCAAGGGCGACCTCCTGGGCCATCTGGCGCCCAACGAACTCCAGTCTCCCGAGCACGCCCCACAACCCCTCCACCTCACGGTCGAGACACGCGAGCCGGACGTCCAGCCCGACGTCCTGCCCGCGCCCATCCGGGTCGCGCCCCTACCCCCCATGACGCTGCCCGAGGTGCGCGTCAAGCCCACCATCGTGGGCACGGGCACCTTCACCTCGGACGGCAGCAACCTCGGGGGGCTGAGCCGCAACGCCGTCGTCAACGGCTACAGCATCCTGCTCACTGAACCGTCCACCCTCCAGGGCCGAGGCACCACCGACATCCACTACGCCCAGCGCCAGCAGGAAGACGCCCTCATCGAGCAGTTCCTCTTGCAACTGGTGGCCTAGGTGTGCTAGACTCGCCAGCTGGAGGTTCGTATGCAGCCCGAGCAGTATTGGAAGATTAAGGCCGTCGTGCTGGAGCGCCAGATGCTGGACCAGCAGATTAAGATCGCCCAGCAGCAGGCCGCGTTGAAGCTGGCCCAGGTGCTGGCGGAGGCAGGGCTGGACCCCGCCGCCAACTACACGATGGACGACGAGACCCAGACTATCACCGCAGCCGCGTCGAAGCCGCAGCTGGCGGTTGACAATTCGTCCGAAGTGTAGTATACTTCACTCCTACCCCCCGTCCGCCCTGGATGGGGCTCACGCCCTCAGGTGTCCTACCCGCCTGGGGGCGCCCGCCTGTCGGTAGGACCTCCCACCACGGACCGCTCATCCAGTGGGAGTTCCGAGGACGCCCCTTCGTGGCACTCGGCCAGAGCATCCTGATGTCCGATCAGATCATCGACGCACCTGACTCCCTCCAGCCCGTCACCGTGGAAAGTGCCCTCTCGGGGGCGTTTGACAAGGCGATGGCCATGGATTTCGGCGAGACGCCCTCCGCCGAAACGTCCCCCGCGCTGGCAGCCCCTTCTACGGAAGCACCGGCCCCCAGCGCGAGTCTGAGTCCCGCCGAGGCGAAAGTCCTCGACCTGCCAGACGATGGGATGGTGAAAGTCAAAGTTGACGGGAAAGAGCAACTCCTTCCGGTCCAAGAGTTTAAGGCGGGCATTTCGCGGGAAGCGCACTACACCCAGCGAATGCAACAGTTGGCCGAGCAGAAGCGCCAGGCGGAAGACCTGCTGGCCAGCCAGTATGCCCACATCCAGCAGGAGGCGCAAGCCGTCCAGCTGGCTCAACAGCAACTGGCTGCCTACCTCCAGCAGCAACAGGCCGCCCAGGCGCCGAATCCCGGCACCACGCCACAAGCTCCAGACCTTGGGGAACTCGCTACCGTGGGCGATGTGCAAGCCTCATTGCAACGCGCGTTGGCCGACATGGCCCAGCAGCAGCACAGCCGAGAGCAGCAACTCATTGCTGCGATCAGCCACGCCAGCCAGCAGGTCCAGGAACAGGCCGCCCTCCAGCGGGACAGCGTGTCGTATACCAACGGCCTTCAGTCGGTGCTCAAGCGGCCCGAATATGAAGTGCTGACCAAGGTGCTCCCGTATGCCGAGGAGTCCATCCGCTACCAAGTGGCGGCCATGGACCCCCCGACCATCCAGGACGCCATTGCGTATACGGAACAAGTCGCCAAGGAGTGGACCGACAAGCTGCGCAGTGAGGTCATCGACAGTCAGAAGCGGCAACAGGTCGCGCAGGCCCGTGCCAGACTTGAACCGCCCGCAGGGTCACCGCCGAGTCCCTCCCTTGGCGCCCGTCAGAACTTCTTCAAGAAGGACGGGAAGCTGGATTGGGACGCCCTCAACGCGAGGGCAGCGGCCCTGATGGGCTAGTCCCTCCCCCTCATTGAAAGGAGCCAGCCATGGCTTTTGATTACACTGCTGCCGGAAACATCCTCAAGGAAGTCTACCTTCCGGCGCTCCAGGAACTGCTGAACAACGCCACCCCGCTGCTGGCGGCGATGGAAAAGGAAGTCACCCCGGTCGAGGGTGGCAACTTCGTCATTGCCCTGCACACGGGCCGCAACTCGGCGGCGGGTATTGCCCGCGCTGAGGGCGGCACGCTGCCGACCGCCGGACAGCAGAGCTACAAGCGCGCCATCGTGCCCGTGAAGCAGCTCTACTCGCGCATCAACGTCAGCGGCAAGGCCATTGCGGCTACCCGCTCGAACAAGGGCGCCTTCCTGAAGGCCCTTGAGTCGGAAATGAAGTATGTCATGGTGGACACCAAGCGCCAGATCAACCGTCAGCTGAACGGCGACGGCACGGGCGCCCTGGCCTACTGGACCGGTGCGGACGACACCTCGCCCGCCACGGTTGATGACAGCTTCGGCAACGGCACGACCTACCTGCCCTCGGGCGCCACCACGCTGGACCTCATTGATGCCAGCGACAACAGCACGGCGCTCGGCACGAACATTGTCGTGACCCGTGGCACCGTGGGCGCGACCACGACGTCGGTTAGCTGGACGGGCACCGTCACGGGCTCGGCGGCGGGCGACTACCTGGTCTACCCCGGCACCATCGGCAAGGAAATGGTCGGCATCAAGGCCGTCATTTCGGCCAGCGACCCGGCTATCCTCGGCGCGGGCGGCCTCCACGGCCTGCCGGTGGCTTCGAACCCCGACTGGGCCGCGTTCGTGCTCGGCTCGGATTCGGCGAAGCAGGACCTCTCGTTCCCGCTCATCCAGCAGCTGCTCTCGCGTATCGTGAGCGAGTCGGCGGTGGACGAGTCGGACATCAAGATGTTCTACTGCCACCCGGCGCTGCGCGACACCTACGTCAAGCTGTGCCAGGACGAGCGCGTCTTCTACAACGTGATGAAGCTCGACGGCGGCTGGGAAGCGGTGACCTACAACGGCAAGCCCATTGTGGCCGACGTGCAGGCCCGCCGCAACGCCCTGTTCGCCATCACGCCCTCCAGCCTGTCGCTCATGCAGATGGCGCCGCTGGACTTCATGGACAAGGACGGCTCCATGTTCTACCGCATCTCGGGCGGTGACGTGGACGCCTACGGTGCCACCGCGTTCGTCTACCAGGAGCTGGGCTGCAAGGCTCGGAACCAGAACGGCGTGATTGTGGGCCTGAACGAGGTGTGGGTCTAGGTCACTAGGCTCTGGGGGACGGGGCAATCCCGTCCCGTCCCCCACCTTTTCATCTTGAAAGGAGACACCAGATGGGCAATGCCAAGGCACTGAAGCGCCCTGCCGTCGTTGCAGGGTTTACCCCTGTCGTCAAGAAGACAGCGGCCTACACCGTCAAGAACTCGGACGCAGGGTCCCTCTTTAAGTGGAACTCGGCGACCGCGTTCAACTTCTCCCTGCCGCCGGTCAAGAAGACCGCCGCAGGCGTCTACTTCGACTTCTCCATTGAAACCGCGGCCACCAGTGGCACGGGGCATGGAGTCTCCCCGGACAGCAACGACAAGGTGTTCGGCGTGGCGGGGGCCACCCCCACGGACAACAAGGACGTCTACTTCGCCACGGCGGGGGACGCGATTGGCAACGGCTTCCGGCTCATCTCCGATGGGGTGGATGGCTGGCACGTCGTGGCCCTGGACGGCACCCTGTCGCAGGAAGCGTAACACCCGAGGGGGAGGGCCCAGCGCCCTCCCCCTCATTCTGGAGGATTGATGGAGGCACCGGAGGAGTTTGTCAGTCGGCTCGATTCGGCCTTTGATGGCCGCCTGCGCATTCGGTGGTCAGCTGCCGAGGGCGCCTATCACATTGAACAGCGCGTCGCCCGGGCGCTCGTGAACTTCCCGGCGGGCACGTCCGACGATGAGGCCATTCGCCTCCGGGACGGCTACCACCTCATCATGGTGGTGCGCAGTGGGGACCGGATGCCCTGCCCCCGTTGCGGTGCTACCCTCAAGGTGCCGCTCCGCAGCTCGACCGTTGTCACCTGTGACACCTGTCGGCAGCGCGGCCTGGAATACCGGATTGCCGCCGCCCACTACCCGCTCGATGACACGCTCATCGACCACCTGAAGAGCATCGACCCCCTGCGCGGCATGTCTAAGGCGCTCCGGGCCAAGGTCGAGGCCCACAACGCCAAGCTCACGGAACAGCAGCAGCAGGCCGTCCTGGACCAACTCACCAGCAAGGCCAATGACGATTTCAACCGGATTGCCGGAATTCCCTCGGTGGGCTACACCGGCAAAGTCCTCTCCCTGCCCTAGGAGGCCCGCATGGCTGATGCCGATTTCTTTGTCCGCCGCAAACCCTACGCCACCGAGCAACTGACGGTAGGCACGGCGGTCTCCACCCCCACGGTCGCCACGGTCAACAACACGGGCGCCCTCTTTAACTTCAAGGCCACCGCTGCCGACCTCGAAGTGGGGAGCAACGGCATCATCTACACGCTGGACGGCAGCACGCCGACCGCGACCAACGGGATGACCCTCACGAGTGCCAAGCTGACGCTGGCGGGCTACCAGAAGGTCCGGGCCCTGAAGATGATTCGCAGCGGCGGGTCCGACGCCACCGTCAACCTCACCTACTATAAGGAGTAGTCCATGCGCACCTTCAAGCAGCTGCAAGATGCCGTCTTGCAGTGGATGGCTGATGGGGGCGACACGGGACTGCTGCGCACGCTGGTCAAGGACGGGCTGAACCGGACCCACCAGAATCTGCTGAACGACGACCGCTACGACTTCATGCTGTGGCCGCGCAACGAAACCCTGAGCGTGGTGGCCAACCAGAAGGTCTACGCCCTGCACCCCCGCTTTCAGCAGCCGCTCTACTTCTACAATCCCGACACGAACATCTACCTCGAAGAAATCCCGCCCAAGGGCCTGATGGAATCCCAGGCCGATTGGGACGATGGGGAGACCGACGAGGTGGACCGGTTCATGCTGACCGGCGTCTCGAAGGTGCAGGCCCAGCCCGCCACCGCGAGCACCGTCACCGTCACCTCGGCAGGGACCGCCTCGGCCAACCAATCCCTCATCATTACCGGGGTCAGCAGTGGCGTGCCCGTCAGCGAAACGCTGAGCAGTGGCAGCAGCTGGACCACCCTGACGAGCACCAATACCTTTGAGGTCATTGAGGACATCACCAAGGTGGGCACCGGGTGGGCGCACACCCTGACCATCACCTGTGGGGCCACGACCATCCTGACGCTGCCCGCGACCGAGGCGGGCATCCAATACCGGATGCTGGAGCTGGTGGAGACGCCCTCGACGGCTCAGACAGTGCTCTATCGGTTCTACAAAGAGCCGCGCCAGCTCGTCAACGACCACGACATCCCGGACCTGCCGGGCCAGTTTGACGACATCCTGGTCTACCAGACCCTGCTGGCGATGGTGGGCTACACCCGGGCCACCCCGGACGAACAGCAGCTCTGGCAGGCCCAGATTCGGCGCCTGACCGACGTGCTCCAGATGACCTACCGCTCTTCCCGCACGATGGGCGGACGGCCCACCTACACCCGCTACATCCCGAGGGTCTGATGGAAGACCTCTACCAGGAGCAGACCAGCTTTGCCGGAGGCGTGCAGCCCGGCACGCCCGTGGACCGCGTCCCGGAGACGGCGGTGGCCAGTGGCATCAACACGGCCTTCCGGGACATTGGCTCGGGGCTGTCCCTGTTGGGCTGCCGCCCGGGACTGACCGCTGTCAACACGACAGCCCTTGGCGTCAGCGTGGGGGGCGACCCCAACCTGGACTTTGCCCGCCTCTATACCTACGACACCGGCAGCACCTACACCAACTATCTGGCGGTCGCCAATCGGAACGGCAAGCTCTATTACAAGAATCCCAATAACACCTTCACCAGCGAAGTCACGCTGCCATCGGCGTGGGGCTACGCGAGCGGCACCAAATGCTTCAGCGCGGGCGACGTCACCGTGGATGGGACGGTCTTCAACAACCGGCTCTTCCTCATCAAGCAATCCGCCACCAAAGAACTCCGGTCGTTCAGCGGTACCACGGCTGTGCCGTGGGGCCTGTCCCCCATTGCCAGTGTGGCCATCACCGCCGTAGGGAGCGGCGTCAGCCTGCCCGCTGACACCTACGACGTTGCCATCACCAGCTACCACAGCACCACGGGGGCCGAGTCCAATCTGTCGGCCACCACCACGCTGACCACAACAGCGGGCCAACGAATTAGCGTCGTCATTACGCCGACCGCTGCCGAGGCCAGTTTGTATACGCATTTCCGCGTGTATCTGCGACGCCAGTCCACGCAGGCCCGTTACTATCTGGTCAGCTCGCTGGGCACGGGGGGCAACAACGCCATCAGCGCCTATCCGGCCACCACCACCGTCTATGTGGACCTGACCGCCGCCCAAATCACGGCGCAGACTACCCAGAGCCCGACGGGCAATGAAAATGCGCCGCCGCCGACCGATGCCAAATTCACCTGCGTATTTGGCCGTCGTTTGCTGGTGGCCGATGAGCGCACCGTCTACTGGTCGCGGCAGGACCGCCCCGATAACTTCCCGCCCCTGAACTTCGAGCCCATCGAGACGGGCGAGGGCGACACCATTACGGGCATCTACCCCTTCAGCGACGAAGTGGCGCTCATTTTTACGACGACCGCTGTCTGGGGCATTTTTGGCAATACCCCGGAAACGTGGACGATTAAGGCGGTCGATCACACCATTGGCTGCCTGTCGCATCTCAGCCTGGTCGAGTTCAACGGCAACCTGGGCTGGTGGTCGGACGCCTATGGCCCGGTGTATTACGACGGAAGTCGCATCACCAAACTGGGCGAACGGGACCTGGGGCGCGATTTCTACACGACCGCCCTGAATCTGGGCCGGATGAGTTTTTGCTGGGCCGGGCACGACCCCAAATACAGCCGCGTCCTGTGGGCGGTGCCGCTACTGGGCAGCTCCCGCAACAATCGCGTCTTGGCCTACAACTACCAGCTGGACCGGTTTGAATCCGAGCAGTGGGACCCGATGCCCGCCGCCTGCCTTTCGATGGGCTATTCCAGCGACGGGTCCCTCAAGCTCTTTTTGGGCAGCGATAAGGGCCATCTGTTCTACTTTGACGAAACTGTCCGCAACGATGGGGCGCCCAGCGGCACGGTGACGGGCACCTTTACCGGAACGGCCAGCGTCTCCACCATCAGCGGCACGGGCTTTTACACGACGGGCGATGGGCTGACGGGGCGGTGGGTCCTCATTCTGGACGAGGACCAAAAGCCCGTCACCAAGGTCGAGATTGCCAGCAACACGAGCACCACTCTGACGCTGGCCACCACGCTGACCACACTGTCCGTGGGCCCCACCTACACCTACTACATCGGCAGCCCCGACATGCGGCTCTCGACACGCGCCTATGACATGGGGCGCACCTTCTTCCGCAAGCGGTTTGACCGCCTGTATCTGCACGTCAGCTCCCCCCTGAACGGAGCCCAAACCCTGTATCTCAGCACCCAAGTGAACTTTGACCCCAGCGTGTCGGTAAACGCCAACACGCTGAGTTTGGGTGGGGCCCTGTGGGACGCCACCACGAGCCTCTGGGACAGCAGCCTGTGGGTGGGCGCCCAGAATATCAAGAAGCGGCTCCCGCTTTTTACCCCGGCGACCAATCTCCAAGTGACCCTCTATCAGTCTGCCACGAACCAGGACGTGGTGCTCCGCACCGTGGGCCTCCTGGCGGGCGTGCAGTCGGACCGCAACTATGCCTAGCATCACTGGCCTGAGCCAAGTCGCCCAGGACGCGGATTTCCTGCGGCAGGTCCCGTTTAAGACCTACGAGCGGGTCAGCGTGAGTTTTACGGTGGCGGACACGGACACTCCGGTGCCCTACACCCGATTGACGGGGGCGGACCCCAACGCCATTCGATTTCTTGACATTGGAGACAAAAGCGTGTATACTGCATCTACCGGTGTGTCCACACCCACTCACGTCTACCGGACTCCGGTGCCGTGGACAACTCCCGGCCTCCTTTTCCTCCGGGCTAGCACGGTGCCCTACACCACTGACGTGCTGCTCTTTGTGGAGCGTGCCTAATGGCCATTACGATTCCCAATACGTTTGTCGCAGGCACCAAGATTGAAGCCACGCCGATGAACGCCAATTTCGCCGAAACGGCGAATGCGGTGGACAAGCGGGGCGACACCTTGACGGGGAACCTTGGGGCCAATGCCGGGATCACCGTCGATGGTGTCGACGTCTCCACCATCCCCAACACGTCGGGCACCTTCAATCCCCTCTTTGCCCAAGTGGTCATTGGCACCGCCGACACCAACGGCATCCGCCTGGACCTCGAATCGGGCACCCTCGCCGTGCGTGAGGGCGACGACAGCGCCTACGGCCCCCTGACGAGCGGCCTCCTCACGACCAGCGGCAACCACGTCCCCGCCACCAACGATGGTGGCAGCCTCGGCATTTCGGGCACGGCCTGGGCCGACCTCTTCCTTGCCAGCGGGGCCGTCATTAACTTCAACGCGGGCGACGTCACGGTCACGCACAGCAGCAACACGCTGACGTTCGCCGGGGCCGCATCCGGCTACATCTTCAACGATGGCAACGTCGGCATCGGC